ACATGGTAAAACCTGGTTCTTATGATAGATACGTACCTTTTAAAAACTTTCCTGAGGCTAATTTCTTAATTATAGCATGGCCTTTAGGTTTACTACAAGCTAGTTGTAACCCATTTAAGGCTGAAAGAAGTCTTAAAGGTGTTAATTTGGGTGAAATAGCTCAAGAAGTTTTAGTTAAATTTAAACCACAATTAGAACAGTTTGAAATTACTGTTGATACAATCAAATATTTTGCTGAAAAACACAAAGATTTTAGTCAAGAATCAGTTGGTTTTACCTATAATGACCTTATGGCAATTTATGGTCAGACAGAAGGTGGTATCACTGGTTTAAATACGGTACCCGAAGGTGCTAAAGAAGGTTACACGGTTGAAAGGTGGAGGGAAGCTATTAAAAAAGTTATGGATAAACCTTATACAAGTTTGGGTGAGAAAGAAATTAAAGCCTTAAAAATGTTAAAAGTTTCGGGGTGGGATATCATTCAAGCTAATAGTGGTGGTCACAAGTGTATAACCAATATTTCAGGTCTTATGTATTTTGGAAAACAAGGTGTACCTTATCTTAAAGAATTTCAAGCTGAGTTTGAAAAAGAACTTAGAACAAAAATATTAACAAACAATCAAACAAAATAAAAAAGGGGTTTTTAACCCCTTTTTTAATCTTTAACATATTTTTCAATATTATCAGCAATGTTTTTTAAATCGGAAAGATAATTCACGTTTCCCGGGTGTTCGGTATCAAAATAATTCATCTCTTTTAAAAACTGTAAGTAATCTTCTTCTGTTTTTATTTTACTTAAACCTATATAAGTTTGGTAAAAAGCATAATCTATGACAGCGTCCTTCCAAGTATCGTAATAAGCGTGTCCGTGTTGTGACCCATTTTGTTTATTTGGTCTTTTATTAGCCTCTTTCATACCAAAAGGGTTGTGATTATCTTTCCATATTCTAGATTTAAACCCACTTTCTTTAATTGCTTGAGCAAAAACAAGATTAGGAAACTTAATATTAATTTTTTTCAGGTATTCGTAAAAATTTTTCTTACTAAAAGAGTTATTTTCAGAATCCATGTAAAGTAAAACAACATCATTTTCCGTTATCTTTTCATTTTTACCCACTTTTACCCCTTGTTTGTAACAAATAACGCTAATTACAAAATAAAACCATATAACTGCTAATATTACAAATAAAATAGTTTTAGGATTTATTTTAACCATTTCAAGTCCTGTTTTGTCCCATCGATAAATTTTCATAATTTAATTTTTTTTAATTTAAACAAATATAATCAAAATATTAACAAAAAACCCCTCAAAAGAGGGGTTTTTTAGTATTACTTACCTTTATCTTCCTTTTTTTTAGAATTTTTAGGTTTTTTGATATCAACTTTAACATCTTCAATTTTGGTATTGTAAGAAATTGTGATTGTATCACCAATACTAAGTTCACCCTCGAGTACTTTTTCAGAAATTGGGTCTTCTACGTACTTTTGGATTGCTCTATTTAAAGGACGTGCTCCATATTTTTCGTCATAACCTTTTTCAACCAAATACTCTTTTAAAGTATCTTCAATTTTAAGGACATAACCCATTTCTTTAACACGACCAACTACTTCACTTAAAGGAATATCGACAATTCTCTTAATATTTTCTTTGTCAAGTGATTTGAAAACAATAACATCGTCGATACGATTTAAAAATTCAGGTGAAAAGGCCTTCTTTAATGAATCTTGTATCACACCTTCAGCTATTTCATCGTGAGCATTATTTTTAGATTGAGTACCAAAACCCACACCAGTTCCAAACTCTTGAAGTTTACGAGCTCCTACGTTTGAAGTCATAATGATAAGACAGTTTTTAAAATCAACTTTACGACCTAAACCATCACTTAAATGACCATCATCAAATACTTGAAGTAAAACATTAAAAACATCTGGATGTGCTTTTTCAACTTCATCTAAAAGAATTACCGAAAATGGTTTTCTTCTAATTTTTTCAGTCAACTGACCACCTTCTTCATACCCAACATAACCTGGAGGAGCCCCGATTAATTTAGATACCGTGTGTTTTTCCATATACTCAGACATGTCAACACGAATTAAAGATTCAGGAGAACCAAAAATACTTTCAGCTAACATTTTAGCTAAGTGAGTTTTACCTACACCTGTTGGACCTAGAAACATAAAAGAACCTATCGGTTTCTTTTGGTTTTTAATACCTACACGATTACGTTTAATTGCTTTAGTAATTTTATCGATAGCATTATCTTGACCAATAACTTTAGTCTTAATTTCCTTATCCATGTTACGGAGTTTTTCATTTTCACTTTGTGAAACTTTAGTAACAGGAATACCTGTAACCATAGAAACAACTTTGGCAACATCATCTTCATTAACAGTAGGTCTTACTCTATCAAGATTTTTGGCCCACTCATTAGTGGAATGTTCTAAATCATCTTGTAAATGTTTTTCTTCATCACGAAGTTTTGCTGCGTCTTCATAACGTTGTTGTTTTACAACTTCAATTTTTTGACGACCTACTTCAGCTATTTTTTCTTCAAGGTCAATAATTTCTTGTGGGGGTTTAATATGAACTTGCATTCTAGCCCCAACCTCATCTAAAATATCTATAGCTTTATCAGGTTGTTCACGGTCACTAATATAACGGTCAGCTAAATTAACACAAGCCTCAATAGCTTCAGTTGTATAATTCACCTTGTGATGGTCTTCATACTTATTCTTAATGTTGTTAAGAATTATAAGTGTTTCATCTTTAGAAGGTGGATCAACCACTACCATTTGAAAACGTCTAGCCAAAGCTCCATCTTTTTCAATATTCTCACGATATTCGTCAAGGGTTGTTGCCCCAATACATTGAACTTCTCCACGAGCCAAAGCTGGTTTTAAAATATTAGAAGCGTCTAGAGAACCTGAAGCATTACCCGCTCCAACCATTGTGTGAATTTCATCAATAAAAAGAATAACATCATCGGCTTTTTCAAGTTCTTGCATGATACCTTTCATTCTTTCTTCAAATTGACCCCGATATTTGGTTCCAGCAACTAAAGATGCTAAATCCAAACTTACAACACGTTTGTCAAAAAGAATACGAGGACATTTCCTCTCAACAATTTTAAGAGCTAAACCCTCAACGATTGCGGTTTTACCCACACCAGGTTCACCAATAAGAATTGGATTGTTCTTTTTACGTCTTGAAAGAATTTGTGACACTCTCTCAATCTCATCTTCCCTTCCAATAATTGGGTCTATCTGACCTTCAGAGGCAAGTTTTGTAATGTCTCGACCAAAATTGTCAAGTACTGGGGTTGTTGATTTACCTTGAGCAGCTTTTTTAGCTTTTTTACCCAAGTCGTCGATTTCTTCAAAGTCTCCTGTCATATTCATTATTTTTTGTTTCTTTAAATGTAATAAAGTTTCTTTAAAAGTTCTATAGGTAATACCCTGATTTCCTAAAACTTTTGTACCGTCTAACGATTTATTTTTTAAAATAGATAAAAACAAATGTTCCACACCAATAGAATCATCACGTAATTTATCAGATTCAAGTTCAGCGGAACTGATAGCGTTTTTTGATGACTCACTAAAAGGTACTATTTTTAGTTCTACAATATTAGGATTTTTTATTTTAAATCTCAAGTAACCTTCTAATTTTTCCATCAAATCGTCAACATCAGAACCCATGGCCTCTAACACCTCAATTACTTGATTATCATCAAGGTTTAAAATAGAAAGTAATAGATGTTCGGGTTTTATTTTGTTTTCACCAAATCTTACTGATTCTTTAAAAGCCTCTTTCATTATAGCTTTTAAATTAGGCGTCATTTTTTTCATTTTCCTAACTTTATTTAAATGAAATATATTTAAAAATAAGGGAAAGAAAAGTTTACAGAACAATTCCCTTTTATTGGTAAAATTATTAGTTTTAAATAAAAATTAGACATATGTTATACAAAAAACTTACACTTTGGATTAAAGACAATGGTTCTGTAATCGCTTTAGAATATCACAGGGTTATGGTGACAGTATCTGGTGATTACATGATACTTTCACTTCATAATGATGATAGTACAGAAGTTACTACTGAGGTACACCATTTAAGTACCATAAAGAATTGGAAAACTTACATTAATTAATGTTTATAGAAAGAAATGAAAAAGACGGGGTAATTTCCTGTCTTTTTAAATCATCCAATATCTTGGCATCAGATTATAATCAAGAAAAAAAAGAATTAACTATAATCTTTAACGCAGGACGTAGATATACATATTCTGATGTTAATCACAAAGATTACCATCGTTTTGAAATGGCTGAGAGTCAAGGTCAATTTTTCAATAAGTACATTAAAAAGTACCCAACAAAGAAAAATAGTGATATTAACCCAGCAGAATTGTTAAACAGAGTAACAGAAATTTTAAATGAGCAAAATAGAACAACAATACCTAAATCTTCTTAAAGATATCTTAGAAAATGGAACAAGAAAAAATGGATGAAAAATACTTAGAAGATAACATGGATATGATATTTGGTACTGAATGTATAAACGGTAGTTTTAGTGTAAATCTTCGTAAAAAATTAGAAAATAATGTAGTAGAAAAAGATGATAGAACATATTTATCTAATAAAGAAAAATATGGTAATATACAAGACTACAAATTTGGTGAATGATAAAATCTATATCGGACAAGACAAAAACAATAACCCAAATTATTTAGGTTCTGGTAAAAAATTAAAAAGAGCTATTAAAAAATACGGTAAAAATAATTTTTTAAAAGAGGTTATTGAAATTTGTGATAGTGAAGAGTTACTAAATGAAAGGGAGATTTTTTGGATATCTTATTATAAATCAACAGATAGAAAAACAGGTTATAACATAAGTGACGGTAGTAAAGAAGGTGATAGAAGATTAGGGTATAATTCTCTTATAAAAAAAGGTAGGTATAAAACTTGGTTAGAAAAATACGGTAAAGAGGAGGCTGATAGAAAACATCATGAATGGAAACAAAAAATATCCGATTATCAAAAAATAAAAATGTTAAATGGTTGGTCTCACACTGAAGAGGTTAGAAAAAAAATCTCAGAAGCACAAAAAGGTAAAATTCTTACTCAAGAAACAAGAGATAAGATGAGAAAACCAAAACCAAATGGGTTTTCAGAAACCATATCAAAAATTAAAAAAGGTGTGCCTTTAGGACCTTCAAAAAGAAGAAAACCGGTTGACCAATTTGATTTAAAATGGAATTATATTAAAACTTGGGAGAGTATAAGTAAAGTTGAACAAGAGTTGAGAATTTATAACATAAACGCGGTCTGTAAAGATAAACAAGATACTGCCGGTGGGTATAGATGGAAATATAGTATAAAAGAAAATGAATAAATTAGATTTAGATTACCAAAACCTATTAAGAGATATATTAGAGAATGGTACAAAAAAAGAAACTAGAAATGGTGGCACTATCTCAGTATTTGGAAGACAACTCCGACATGATTTTCGGGACGGATTTCCTCTACTCACCACCAAGCGAATGGCTTTTAAAGCGATTGTCACCGAGTTATTATGGTTTCTTAGAGGAGACACAAACATCAAATACTTAGTTGACAACAATTGTCATATTTGGGATGGTGATGCTTATAAGAACTTTGAAAAGAGATATTATAAAGAGATTTTTAATTATGAAACGGGTTCTCATAATAGATTAATGAGTTTAGATGAATTCATACTCAATATCAAAACAAATGATGAGTTTGCTAATAAGTGGGGTGATTTAGGTCCAATTTATGGTAAGCAATGGAGAAGTTGGGAAGGTGTAATAAAAAAACAATTAACATCTATAAGCTATGAAATGAATTGGGGTAGTCTTGACCAAATCACAAACCTAATCAATGACCTTAAAACAAATCCAGACTCAAGACGATTAATGGTTAATGCTTGGAATGTAGGTGAATTAGACCAAATGG